CCTCGATAATTTCCTCTAGGCTTTCAAAGGTCTTTACATCTGCATTCAAAATCATTTGCATCTGTTGAGATGCCTCTTCCTGCGTTTCCACATTTAGAGGTATCTCAATAGTGATTACCATCTTTCGTTTCTTACTTAACATTTACACCTCTCTAGTAGTAATACATTCCGTTTAAGGATGCCTCTGTATCTTCAATGTAAACATCGTAATCTTTGTGAATGTGGCAATCGACTGTTGCCTCATTCCGCATTATTTCAAGTAGGTTATCAATCTTAACCCTTGCTTGCTCTTCGCTGGTTGCTAGTACTGTAAAGCTAACATTGAACGATACATTACAACTCACTTCAAATTCCTTTGGCTTTTGTTTCATCTATCCCCCTATAGCACTTTTCAATAACGCTTTACCTTTATCAGATATTTGGCTATTTTCGATTATCTTTGCTACATCGACTGGTTCTTTTACCACTTCGACCAAGTTACCTGTAGCAGTCATTTCGATTTTCTTTTGCCCAGCATTTAATAACTCTCGTTCCTTTTCTGCTTTTTCCCTTGCCTTTAATAACAAGTGATTATCTTTAATTGAATTTGCCATGCGTTGGCGGTGTTTTTCACGTTCCGCTAATTGCTCATAGCATCTAATGAATTGTGATCTACAACTTGCCTCGTTATATTCATTCCCCATTCTAGGGTTGAATGAAGACCATATAGTGTTTGCAGCTTGTAAGGTTATACCTTGTAAATGCTCTTTACCATGTTCAAAGCCATAAGCACCTACTGCCTTAATTACTTTTTCCCATTCGCCTTGTGCGATTGGTAGTTCCTCGTGTGCGTTTACATAACTACTTATATCCTCACAAGCGGATAATATTTCACCTACCGATGGATAAAATTTAATCTTATTAATACGTACAAGATTGACTACCGCCTGTTTTAATGTAACTGGGTTTATATCTGATAAAAACGATACATACGCTCTTACGTTTTCTTCTGACAATTTAGAATTTGGTATCGTTGATTGTAGCAACAGAATTACTTCCATTACATCCGCTTTCGCCATATTCCACCTCACTCTCATTCATAACTTTGTAAATCGCATCTAATGTTTGTTCTGTATTTGTTTTCTTTGTTTGTTTTGTTGTATTTGTATAACTGTTTTTTTCCCAAGTCCTAACCGCTGCTTGCCAGTTCTTCATAGAGTTTTTGCCAACTCTCCAGCCATTACTTTCGTAATAATCAAAGAAATGTTGTGCATCTACTTTATTACCTCTTTCAATGCAGTACGCTTTAATTTCAGATAGAGTAGGTTTTTCAAAACGCTTGCGTTTTGTTGTAGTGCTTGCACTACTATCTATCTCTCTATCTTTCTCTTTCTCTTTCTCTTTCTCTTTCTCTCCGTTACAAAGTTGTTTCATTTGCGTTACATCTGCGTTACAATGTAACGCTTTTTGCTTTTCTCTATGTCTACGAACCCTACTAGCTACTGCGGTTTCAGTACCTGTGTTATCTTTTGCATCAGGCAAGTAGTATTCCTCATCAGAACACATTTCAAGCAGTCCGCTTTTAAGTAGGTACTGTACAGTAATTTGCACATTCTCTTCTTTTTCATCAAGATCTAATGCAAGTTCTGATGCAAAATCATCTTCCAGTCCGTCAAAGTAGAGTTTCCCATCGCTCATGATTGAACGTAGTAACATTTTGAGATAGATAATTGTATAGGTATCACCACCAGCAATCTTTCTTAATCTTTTAATTTCTTTCCTTTGGAAAAAGTCTTTGTGCAACTTCAACCAAAAGTATCTTTTAGGCTCTGCCATAGACTATTCCTTATCAAGCGTTTCATTAACCACTTTACGCAAAAAGGAATTTAGACCAGCATATACAACTGAGTTGATACACTCCAACTCTTCGATAATGTCTTGATGGAATGTTTTATCGCCTTGCTTTTGTTGGTAATAATCAATTCTTGCACTAATCAAGGCTCTTACCATATCCAACTTTTCATACTCTTCAATTTTGTGTTTCTTCATATCTATCATTCCTTTCCTTAACAATTTCTTGTAATCGCTTTCTAACCTCTTTAGCAAATACCCCATGTGCTATTGGTACGTGGCAATGAACACATAAGCAAGCTAAGTTATCCATTGTGCTTTTACCTAATTGTGAACGGAACACAATGTGATGTATCGCTATACCTTCATGACCGCCACATAACACGCATGAGTAATTATCACGTTCAAGCACTTTAGGTCTATTCTGTTTTAGTAGTTTTTCATCTTCACGTTTTCTTTTGTTCACTCTCCCACCCCTCTATAAGAGATTGGATGTACTCACTAGGCTCTAACTTGATACCTAGTTGTTCACATTCATCTGTTAGACAATCAATTAGTCTTGCCATTTCTTTTGTGTTATAAACGCTGCTGCCGTGGTAACACATTACATTGTGATAACCTTTGATGCTTTTGCATTCGCCAGCATCTTCGGCTAACCATCCGATGCCGTGTGATTGCCATATTTGTATATAGCGTTCTACCGCATCCTCTCTGACGGGAACATATGTAAAGTGTCCACAGTCCTTGATAGCCTTTTTGTACACATCCTCTTTTGTTGTGTAACTATTCTTGCTTAATTCAACTGCAATCTTCTGTGCTATAAGCCAGCAATAAGAGTTGGCATTTAGACTTCTTGATTTAGTTTTACGTTTAATTTCTACTGTGTACTCTTTATCAGTAGTAATCTTTGATAGATCATTGTCCTGTGGCGCAGGTATTACTACCATTACACCTAGCGGACTACGGAGTGTTTCAATATTACTTGTTGTCCACTTCATAACCTTTTACCCAGTCATAAAGTTTTGACATTTGATTTCTTGTAATATTATCAATCACACCAACACCAAACATTTCAGTTAATTGGTGCGCTACTTGTTCTTCACTCACTCCATGTTCTTTTGCCATCTTCAAAATGATTGCGTATGCATTGTGAGGGTCAAAGTCTTTTTCTTTCTTTTCTTTTTCAGCCGCTGCATTAATTTTTGTATCTTGTAAACCTCGGTATACATCAGCACCTACACCAATCATTTTTGCTGCAGTACCTAATGCATCTGTAACCGCCATCTTGAATGCCTCATCATTTCCGTGGTAACCATTTTTATCTTTTTGAATTAAGAAATCGCCACCATAGCCGGGAATTGGTTTACTCCACTCGTTACCATCTTTGATATAAAAATTTACTTTTACATAAAGCATCGTTTCGCCAGTAGCCTCTACCAATACTTCTTTTGTTTCTACAATGTCAAAGTACCAACCAATGCCACACATACCATATGTTTCGGTTAATATTTCCCATCTCCATTGAGGCGAAATATCATACTTGCCTTTTAGTTTTCCAAACTCGATTGGCTTTAAAGCTGATTGCGGTACACTCTTAACCGCTATATATCTACTATCCATCTATACCTCTTTGTACTTGTAACCACGCATTTCTAAGAAATCAGTTAAATCTTTTGCATCCTCTTCGGTTAAGTCATAAACAGTAACTGTAAAACCAGTTTTTGTTTCTACAACTTCGATTGTTTCAACTGGTTCATTTGTGATGCTTGCTCTTGCAGCCTCTTCCATTTCGTTACGTTCCGCAAACTTTGCATTGATTAATTCTCTAGCTTGATCTAGTGGCATATCTTGTACTACATTCCAACACTCGTTAAATGTGATTGGTGTTGCTAATTCGTATTGCTGGTTGCAAGTATCAACAATAAACTCAATCATGCCTTTTTTCTCTGCTAAGATTTGTTTGTAATCATCATCCGATTGTTGCCGTTTTGAAATCTCAATCATCATTCCCTCAATAGAGATTTCAATGTCTTTCATCTTTGCAGTTTTGTTTAACCAGCGTTTATCATGTTGAAGTTGATTTGCGTATTCTTCACGCACTCCATATTTTTCAACCATCTTTTCGATAAACTTATTAATAGCATCTGTTTTAGCTTGCGCCTCTTTTTCATCAAAGTATTTGATTTGTTCTGCAAGTGGTTTTTCTGCATCGTAAACAACTTTCAATACTTCGTTCACTTCTTCTTCAAATAACTCAATCGGTCTTTTAAGTTCTCGTTTTTTCTCTTTACAGAATTTATCAAGTGTTGTTCTGTACTTAACGATTTCATTCTTAGCACTCACCATGTCCTTATAGTTTTCTTCTGTTACTACAAGTCCTTTATACTTTTCTAACTGTGCCTCAAAATAATTTTTAATTTCGTCTTTATTCCATTTGAATACTTGTTCATTTTGACTAACAATAGGTGTCAAATTTATTTCCATTTATTTCTCCTTGTGTTAAAATACAAGTAGAGTATTTTCCAATATCTCTACACAAAGTCCGCTAACTTCTTCTACACTTTTCACTAGCGGACTTTTTTATTTTCATAAAACTCAATTTCTTCTTCCCATTTGTTGCTTAGTAACCACATCGTTACACCTAACAGGCTTTGACAAATGAATGTCCACATATCGATGTTGTCAATTTCTAAGCTACCCATTCCGCCAGCAACTAATAGGAAAGCAATTACTTTTAAAGCGGTACACAACTTAATCATTTAAATCTCCTGTGATCACTAGCATTTGGCTAGTGATTTTTCTTATGCCATTTTTCAGTTGATGGTTTTCTTGTTTTAAACTTTCCACCTCTGCTTTCAACTTTCTATATGCCATTGGTGTATATTCATCATCTAGTCCTATAAGGCTTTCAACTTCCTGTTTACTGAACCTAACTCCAGTTAGTCCTTTTATTTGATGAAGTATGCCTTGGTTTCTCATGTTATATACACTTGTTTCTGTACATTTAAAAAGTTTCGCTACATCCGATACTGTGTAAACTAAACTTTCAACCTCTTTCATATATCACTCTCCTATAAAAATTACAGTTAAACTGTAATATGATTACAAAAAAATAATTCTGTGGTATGGAAC